GCAGCTACCAATTCTCCCGGCTCAAGAGAAAGAGAGGGGTCAACCATGTTAACACCCCCCTCAAAAGGGAAGTATGTAGATTCTAGTCGGCTTGGTCGAACATCCCTATTTCTTAGTTTGCTCATTCAGGGCGCACCACAAAATTAAACATGTCTTGCGCAGAAGAGAACCTTCTATTCTTTTGACTTGGAAGCTGATCAGCCTCTAGTTGATTTAACAAATCTTCAAAGTGGGATAAAGAACCTACCATTATTTCAGGAGCATCCTCATTTTCGGCATAGTACATTTTCGCTCTAGCAGTGATAATGTCATGAAACCTAGAGGGGATAGCAGATGTATTATCGTCTGCTGTTGTTTCCCCGCTTAAGATAGTACTCATCACAACCGGAGTTCTCCAATACTCTGCAGACACTATTGTCGCTGCATTGGGGGTTGGGTACAAATCTAAATCTCCATTAGGCTTTACAGAAAATACTTCTGGAACATCAGAATCAATAGTCCCGTATTTATACATTTCCCTATATTCATTCCAAGGCATGTAATCTAAAATCTGATAACTCTCTGATGTTTTATCCCAAACAAGAGAATCCAATTTCCAATTTCCCAGTGGGCCAATAGTAGATGTACCCGGAAATCCTGTGTTGCTGGATGAAAGGGTGGATGTTCCATCAATAGCCGTAATAGAAGCTTCAGACCACAAGAAGTCCCAATCAAACCATCTACTCTGAATGTCCTGATCAGCTTGATTTACATAACGGACAACAGATGCTTCCTCTTCTGACAAATTTGTAGTGGTTGTTGTAGACGGACCTGTTCCGGGAATACCTACATCCCGCGCCATATTTTGGCATAAAACTAAAAACGTACTCATTTAAGATTGTCCAAAATAGCTCTCGCTATATTTTCTGGTTTAATATGTACGGCACACATAGCCCCTCCGGTTTCTTCATCTCTATTGCAGGTATCAAACCCATAGTGCATCTTATGGCATGGGAAACAAAAATTTTCATATACATCTGGTTCCATTGTCGTAGTATTTTTCCAATGTTTAGAAAGGTTCTCTTTAGAAGAATGTGAAAGCATCACAATCTTGTGACAATCAAGAGTCGAGGCTGCATTAAGAACCCCTGTCTCTGGGCCAACCACAGCATCGCACTGCTCTAAGAAAGCTAATGTTTTTCTGATAGACCATTTCCCAGATTTGGTTATAACTCTTGGTTCATTTTCCCAGCCAGCCTCAAGAAGCTGGCACAGATCATCACCTATCGTAACAAAGGAAACATCTGGTCTGTTTATAAGAACTTGGGAAATAACTGAATCTGTCCACGGATACATCTTGTGAATAGATGATCCAGCTAACGCCCAAAGAACAATTTTATTTGAACCCATTTTTTTTCTAGCTTTCTTTGCCCACTGCTTCTCCTTCTTAGTTGGATAAAACTTTGGGCTAAACTTATACGGAAGAGGGAGTGGCTTTACAAATGAATCCCCTAAAAGAAACGGAACGCTACCTAGATCATGAGTTCTTTCCATGTAATTTACATTACATTCTTCATGAATTTTTTCTTTGCTCCATGCATACTTAGGGCTTGCAGGTACTAATTTTTGCTCCCCCTCAATCATCTCTGTTCTGGCAGGAGTAATAAGAAGAGAACCTTCTACAGATTCGCATAATTGTACAAAATGGTGAAAGCATTTAGCCAGCCTTTCCCAATATTGTGTTAAACAAATATTTGGAACCTGATCTGTCTGTTGCAAAAGAATCTCATCAAGATATGGATCGCTTTTTACAACATCATAACCGCGCTCACTTACATTTAAGCATACCCTATACCCCTGCTCTTTAAACAAGGGGAAAAGAGAAGACACTTGAATCATATCTCCGAAACCACCGTAGCGAACAATGCATACAGTTTTCTCGGAGCGCCTACCCCCTACATCCTCCGGGGTTAATTCGTCCCATTCCTTGGACGGTAGGTTAATTAACTTCATGAAGTCATATGTTTGTATCTTTTTCTGATCTTTTTAAGCTTGGCTGCATCACCACCAGCAGCAGCTTTATGTTTTCTGTACCATGCCTTAGCAGCAGATAATTTAGCGCCACTCTTATGAGAGCCTTTACTTACCGTACCACCTTTCTTCTTGCTCTTCATACTCATAGCAGTAACAAGTTTCGGGTTTGTAGAGCCAGTTTTTCTTGCTGTTTTAGCTATAGACTTTTTAGTTTTTTTAGTTCCGGGGATAACATAATTAGCGTCAGCCTTTGATTTCTTTCTCTGTGTTTTACGCACAGTTTGAGCATATTCTATTTCTTTTTTTGTTAATCCAAAGCCTTTCATGCTTCCTGTACCACCAGCTTTTTTAGGATCACCACCTGCTGCTTTAGCAGCCCCCTTCTTTCTTAGCTTTTGCTTCCATCGCTTGAGCATCTCTGCCCTAATTGCACGTTTACGAGCGTCACTTATACTCCCCCACTTGTCCTCGTGTCCTTTTTTATGAGGCATTTATATTTCTCCTAAAATTCAAGATTCCAAGAGCCAACCATATTGCCCTCGACATTCACCATATTATTAGAACGCTTCTGCGCTCTCATAAATTCTTCAGTTCTTTCGTCTGACATTTCTGCCATTGTGTAGTACCCGCGTCCGGCTGCGGTAGAGTGTCCATATGCTTCTTTAGGGGAAGTTGGCTTCTCTCTACCAAATACATAAGCCGTTACTTCATTAATTGATCTAGCCATAATTCCTCCGAAAGGATTGGGGGGCTAACGCCCCCCGTTCCTATTTATTAGTCGAAAGAAAACTTTCCACGATCAGTGGAAATCTTCTTGTGAACGACACCCATAGGCATCTGGTTCGGACCGTGGGAAGCGAGAGCGAGAGACGCTAAAGTCTCTTTGCTTACGTTTTCTAACGATGACAAACCATTTGCTGGGATTTTACCGCTTGCGGTATGATTTTTACTAGCCATATTACCTCCTAGTACCATTCAACTTCGACATACGCATTACCTTTACCAGCAGCAGTTCCTGCATCAACACACTGAGTATAAGTTACTTGTATCTGTGTGTCGGCTGGAAGCGCTTCTACTATAATAGCGTCAGTGTCGTCTTGGACATTAAAGCACATACTAATCGCGGTAGCCTCAGCAATATTCAACTTGCCATAGTAATCAGCATCAGCGCTAGTGCCGACATTAACAGCACCCGCTACCTGATCACATTCAAAAGCTTCAGTTGTATGCACACCAATATTTTTCAAACTGCCCTTTTTACCTTTGGGGCCTTTAAAACTCCATGTTGTGCCAGTACCAGCGCCGAAATCAGTTGCTGCAGCGTCTTGATATACTACATCAATAGGATTTGAATAACTCATAATAAACCTCCTATGCTGCGCTGTCCCAGATCACAATGCGATTCTGGGCTGCTTGTGTGTGAACGATACCGAAACCACCTAAGTAGTACCAAGCGATACCACGATCCCTTCCGTAATCACCGGGGATTTTCCCTCTGATTTCTTCTGGAACCGCAACCGCTTCGGCTACAGTATCTTCTCCAAAGAATACTACCCAGTCAGACTTACCCTGCGCCCAAGCAGTAGCAGCAGTACCAATGCTACCCTTGGCTTTAAAGGTTTGTTCAACAAAGCGTACTCCATCGTACCGACCAATTTCCCCATTCATGATCATACGGAAACCTTGATCAACATACTGCTTGATCGCTTCAATATCATCTTTGAATGCTCGGAAAGTTGTGGGCCATGCAATCGCATAATAATCATCGCCAGTATAGGCCGGGATATTACGCTCTTTCATGACATCGACAATTGACTTCACATGGTTATTGCTAAGAGCAAGAGTATTTGTGATAGTGCAAACGCTATTGGTCGTCAACGTAACTTCAGTTGCGCTAGTTCCACTCGTAGGTGCAACACGCAATGCAGCTTTGTTGAATTCCGCAGATGCGAGATTGTCGAATGCCTTCTTGGCATCGGTTTTTAATACTTTCCTGATCACTTCCGCCACGGGCTGCTCAGAAAGGTCATCCAACTTACCAGTCCAAGGAACAGAGTTCCCTGCTTCGGTAATAGTCATCGTACCTTGAGCAATCGTGAAGGATGTTTCAGGAACAGTATTGGTTTCAGTGAGCGTAGTACCCTGAGTACCCACATCACTGAACACGTTCCAATGGAATGTATCACCCCGATGCAAACCCTGATGGGCTGCATCTTTGACATCACAGAACTGTCTAAATTTGACAATAGGCTGTACTGCCATCCTCAACTGTCTGCTGAGGTTTAAGGCATACATATAACCACCGGAGGTGTTAACAGACCATACTTGTCCTGCCATTTTTACATCTCCTTGTTATTGTATTACTTGACCACGCACTCTTTTCATTTCCTCGATAATATCAGAAGCAGTTTCTGGAACCGGCTCTTCTTCACCAAGTCGTGCAGAGGCATTAGTCGCCCTTGGGTGTTGCACAATTTTTTGCTTGCGCGTTACCCGTTCGTTTTTGTTTGGCGAAAGAAATTCTTTCGCCCATTGTCGCGTTGATTCAGCAGCTTCTTGCATAACCTGTTTTGGAGACCAGTCCGGATTCTTCTGGGTAAGGTCAATAGTTCGATTATCCGCGACTGCGCGTAACTCAGGAGTTCCAGCAACATCTGGGTACTCTGTATCAAACCACTTAACTGCATCTTCAAGTGATTTTTGATAAGCCCATTGCTGTTGTCTTTTGTTTTGCGCTTGCTGCTGCGCCATAGCCCTTTGCAGGGCTTGTTGTACGGCCTCATCAACATTTTGGGTGGCAGGTTTACCGCGCCCTTTATTTGTCAAAGCCTTAAACAATTCTGCGGCTTTATCCGCATCATCCTCATAAAGTGCTTCATGATACTTCTTGATTAAATCAGGAGAATCATCCGGCTCTTGTTCCGGGTCCACATCTGGATTGGTAGTGGTATTAGAGGCTGCTGCCTCTCTTTGCATATTTTGAATATAAGCATTAAGTTGAGCCTCACGCTCCTGCACTCGTCTGCCATATTCTGCTGCTTCTTCAAAGCGCTTTTGTGACGCTTTATCTTTCTGATGGGAAGATTTAAGATCATTAAAAGGTACTTTAATATCCTCTCCATCTATCTTTAGTGTTGTGTACCAATTATTATCTTCTCTCCAAACGGGAGCGGGAGACTCTTTCTCGGCCTCAACTTTTACATCATTGATTATAACATCTTCTTCTTCAACTTCTTCAGAAGAAACCTCTACATCAACCTCTTCATTGAACTCTTCATTACGCTTAACAACGAGTTCTTCAATTGCTTTTTGTCTAGGAGAAAGTTCTTCTTCTGGAAACTCTTCTTTAAATTCTTCTTGAGCCTCCTCAGATTCCTCTTTAAACCCCTGTTCTATTTCCTGTTCTGTTGCATCCGGTTGGGTAGCATCATTTTCGGCCATTTTACTTTTCCTTTAAATTTCTCCCGCATCTCTATGTCTTGCAATTGATTCCGCATTCTCCCCATCGTTTAGAATCGCATCCAACCAATGGAGTAGCTTAAGCGGGGTAGCGAGATTGTTTGAGATTTTACGGTATTGTTGAAGTTCTTCTTCTGAAGAACCTACCCACTCCTGCATCGCCATTTTTTGCAACGCTTCAATACCCTCGCGGTAATCTTGAGTAGCCCTGCTTACAAGTGACGATCCAGTAGGAGTTCTTATTAACTCTTCCGTGCTTCGACCAATACGAACACGTTTTACGAGTTCTTCTAAATTTACATCTGTGGGGTCATAAAAACTCATGCTCATCCTACAGCATGTGGAATCTTATTGAATCTTCCCCTCGAAATTGTTCCGGCTTTTCCTGAAGCCCTTAGTTCTAATTCTCTTTCGATTTCTTTATCATCCATTTCACTCAAAAGAGCCTCTCTTTGTAGGAGCAACTCTCCTCGTTTTGTTACAGAGTCCTGCTGTTTAATCTCAGCTTCTTGGATATCTGTCTGTTGCCCTATCAATTCTCTTTGTATGTCAGATTGCGCTCTTATCTGAGCAACCTCTTTATTTCCTGCCGACTTCAATTGTTCAATCTGCATCTTTCCTTGCGTTCTGATCTGATCAGTCTCTATCTGTGTCTGAAGTTCTTGCAACTGCATCTGAAGCTGCTCAACTTCTGGACTCGTCTCTTCAAGAAGAATAAATCTAGAACCATCCTTATATCCCAACTGACCAAATATTTCTTTAGTAAGTTCTGGAAGATTGATCTTCTCTGCAACACCCGGAAACTGAGCTAAAGCCTGAACACCATTTAATAGATTGCTTACCTTTCTTAACGGATCAGTTGCATTCATACCGACATTAACCTTTAACAAAACATCTTGTCTTAGTAATTCATCCATCATTTCATCTGTGTCAAATTTTAAAAAGGCTTCCGCTTGCTTTCCAGCGACAGCAAGAATAACTGGATCGGTTTCATAATATTGCTCAAGACGTAAAAGCTGTTTCAAAGTCTTTTCAACCCAAGTCTCAGAAAAAGTTCTTAGTGTATATTCTGCAATAGAACTGCTATTACCGGCAAGAAGCTGCATACCACCCACAGTCTCATTAAGGGTTCTAGCCCCTTGAACAGTAGAGGTTGAGAAGTTTCCTTGCAACTCATCAAAGTCCATATTAATGCGGTCCTGTTCTGCATAAGCTGAACCAGTTACATCCCTAGTTTCAACTATGCGCACATCTGTATCAGGATCGTCCATCTCAACTGCACCACCCGGCACAGACCTGAATAAAGCATCTAAATCAATATTGCGATCTCTGCGAATATGATAACGCTTATTCATTGCTAACTTAACATTATCGAACCTCTGATTCCATATGTCATTAGCTGCAGACTGGAGTTCTTCAGTAAGTTCTACAGTTCCAGATGGATAAACCTTATGGGCTTCTAAATTGACACACCCCATCACATATGGACGCTCTCCATTTCTTAGCCAAGGATACATTTCCTTCAAGGGAACTGGCTCAGTTAACATAAAATCTGAACCCGCCGTATAATAACAATAGTCGGTTCCCGCTACTCTCACAATATTCTTATGAACCCAAATTATCCAAAAGTCTTGCAAATCACTAGAAGCAGACTCATTCTCCTTGGGGTCCATTCTAGGTTCGTCACGAACGAGCCTTGTTGCATTATCAGTTTCGTTCTCATCAGCCGTAGAGATTAATTCTCCATCCGTTACTTCTAACCATTCTCCGTCATCTATTTTTTCTCTGATATCCTGTAAATACATCGGTATCATATGAATAATATATGGTGTAGATTTTATAGGATCAGCCCAATCAGAAGCTGCATCTATACGAATATTTTCAGGAGAGATTAATTCAATTACTGGAGTATCTTTTACTGCAGTAATTTGTTCATGAATCTGAGGATTACCATCATCTCCCGTAATCGGTTCATTTTTGCTATCAACTTCGATATAGGATTCTTTATTCTCTTTAAAATCCCAATACTGATGAGATACACAGATTCCCTGAACAGCAGCATCCTGCAATGCAGCCGTCATAGTTTGGAACCAAGGAATAGTATTCGTTAAGCGATATTGCATTACAGCCTGTGTTGCAATAGCTGCAGCAGAATTAACAGGATCATTAGGATTAGTAGCGTCTATGCTTATCACATCTTCATTAGTGAAAAAAGCAACAGTCATAGCAGCTTGAAGATTTCTTACAGCAGTTCTAGTTTTTGGTCTAAAAAAGGCAGACCTCTTCTCATACGCTGCGGTATTGTATTTTGAACCCGGAGGATGATTGCTATTAAAAAGAGAGAGATTCTTCTCCCACTGATATCTTATATTGGCATCAAGATATTCAGTAGAATCCTCATAAATCTGACGAGCAATTCTGATCCACTTGCTTTCAGTAGGAGTCTCATCCGCATCTAAGGGAACAGAGTCTATACCCACATTTAAAGGTGGTTGTGGATTTATTAAAGACATTAACTAAAATCTCCATTTAATTGACCAGTCTTGTTATCCATAACAAGATCACTATATTTTGTCTGATTAAAGCCATTAGTTGATTGCCGATATCTTTCT